TCGGATAGCGCCGGATACGATGTTCTCGAAATCCTTCGAATTGGGGAAGTGAGAATGGATGTACTGATAGGCCGTCTCGTATGGGACGGAGCCTTTCGCTTGGATAAATTTAATGAACCGCTCAGCTTGGATGGATTCCTCAGTTCGGCCTATCTTTGCGAATACCTTGGGCATGTCTTTCTCGAGGTCGGAGATCATCGTGTTGGCAAGGGAAAGGTCCTCGTCGGTAATGCTCATATCGTCTCTGCGGGAGGCGGCAAGTATAATGGCGAGCTTGTGGAGGTGAGTCTGCTTGCGGGCAAGGTAACCGCTGAAGCGTTCATCGTCGAGATGCTCGGGGAGGACGCCGTTGTAGTGGTGATGATACCACTCATTTCCCCACTCGATAGCTTTAGAACTGAGGGAGTAAGGGCCAACTAGGCGGACGGCGATATGTTCGAGATCTTGGATGAGGAGAGCTGACTTCGCGTCCATATCCTTAGGAACGGCGAGACTCGGATAGGGGACGAACTTGTCCTTGGTCTCGGTGTAGACGAAGAGGCAACGCGAGGTGAAGCCTCCCCCGATGACGTACTCAGGGAAGTTGCCCGCGATCCAAGCGGGAGTGGTACAGGCGATGAGGTTGATCCAGGGGTTTTCGACCGTATCGGACCCTGAGCCCTTGGTTACCTTCTTGAATGCGCCCTGCTTGGAATCCCACAGCGTGACGAGGAGGTCGATCATCTCCCGGTCTTGTGGGTTCACGAGGTTGCCAAACTCGGACGACTCGAGGGTAAGGGCGCACTGGGTGTAGAACTCCCCGTTGATCTCGAAAGCCTCGTTGGATGCGGCGAAGGCGGAAACCAACGCGGGCCAGGTTACGACATCCGGCCCGAAGACGACTCCGGGGACCTTCCGAAGCAGGTTCATCGCGATCGAGACAGTCGTGGACTTCGAAACGATCCCAGGTGGGGCGACCATGACGATGTAGAAACAGGGGGTCCACTTAAAATAGGCCATGTCGAGCCAGACCCGACGACGCAGGACTCCCGCGATGGCGGAGACGCCGCTCCAGAAGTGCATCCTGCGGGGGGCTTCAGAGAATGAAGCGTATTCGCAATATGCAGTTAACCAGTCTGGAAAGTTACGCACAGACTAAGACCAACGATTACCAATTAGGATAGCCCCTACAGTTCCCATTGGGATATTTGTAATCTTACTTATTTCCATGTGAGTCTTTCCTTCTGTGCGCAGGTTTTTAATCCAGATTACAATACTCTCGTTCATCAAAGCCTTTCCTGATAATCTACCTTTACGTGATGCATCTCGCATATTATCCTTCTGCGTACCAAGAAATAGATGCATAGGGTTTACACAAAGATGGTTATCACAGTGATGGCACACATACAGACCGTTTTGTATAGGCCCTATAAATATCTCATAGGCTAATCTAGCTGCATAATGTAACTTTCGATTAACTCTGATTTGAGGACTGGGCCTACGCGAGCCGCCTGTAGCTCCTGTCCACTGCCAACACCCGTTTTCGTTTACTAAGTATTTCTCTTTGAACCTATCTTTAGTTCGCTCATTTATCACGCGCAGTCTCCCCAGCTAATAGGTGAAGTTTTGATTGCTACTGGTATTATCAGAGGATCTTCATAGGGAATGATTATTTGACTCTCTCTTTGTAAATCCTGTACGCATACTTGTAGCATATCTGTGGGGAATTGTCCACCAAGACTATCGTGGCATTGTAAAAGAATTTGTATGTGAGGTGTATTGTAGTGTATGTTATTCCAAGCCTTGTTAATAACTATGGCAACGGTAGACTGGGGGATCCAGGCGAGGGCTTCTGGGAGGAGGGCGTCGACTCGGTCGAAATAGAATCGGCGGTAACCGAAAGCGTTGCTGACGTATCGCTTTGTACGTAGCTGCACCTCAATACGGCGGTGCCAGCTTGCAATTCCAGGGTGAGCGGCAAACCATCGAGCCTGCATACTCTCAGCAGCTTTAACAGTGAGTCCGCAGTTAACAGCCATTGTTCGCGGTGATCCGCCATAGTTGGTCCCGTGGACCCAGGACTTTGCCATTTGTCTCCCGCAACCGAGGGTTCGTGCGTTTTCTGCATGGATATCTACTCCTTCCTTAAGCATTTGTTTGAGTTCAGCGTCGTCGGCTTCCCAGACGACTACTTGGAGATCGGCTCGATCCAGGTCCATGTCGAAGAAAGTATAGCCAGGATCTGGAATAAAAAGCTTGCGTATGTTAGGTAGAACCAGATCGTCAGGGTCATCACCACTTGTTCCTTTGGGGAGGTTCTGTAGGTTCGTACCCGAACCAAAGGCATTTTCAGAGGATGACAGACGATATGTTTCAGTACCACAAATGTTATAACTGCAACGCATCCTGCCATCAATGTCGAGAGGAGCTTTAACAAAGGTTCCAAGGAATACTCCTAGGGATCGGTACTCCGCGATCCTCCGAAGGATCGGACGGAGGAGGGGCTCGCGGGAGCCGAGCTTCGAGAGGGCCTCATCGTCGAGCGTCGGGCGACTCGGAACTCCATGCTTCCCCCGCTTCATGACGACGGGCTGTTTGAGGTCATCGTAGAAGAGTGCCATCATCTGCTTGGGAGAACGAGGGTTTAGCGAGTGGCCGAGAACCGAGAGGAAGAAGGACTCTCGGAGGTTTAGCTCGTCAAGCAATTCGAGACTCATGCGGTTGCGGGCGGCCTTGTCTATGCGGACACCCAGGACCATCGCCCGGAGGACCGGGCCGAACATGGACTGTTGGAACGCCTCGGGACCTTCGAGTCCGAGGGACTTGATGATCCGCCGTTCCTCAAGCGCAACCTCGAGGGTGCGAACGCAATCTTCGCAGTTGTAGGCCCAGCGTTCTTCAAGTGTTTCGTGCTTCATCCGCCGGTCTTCCAGGCAGTGCGGTCGGGCTTCCACTGTTTGTACTGGTCGCAGAGCATCGAGGCTTGGAAGTCAAGACGCTTCGGGAGGCCTGCGAAGGCGACGTGCCAGGAGATCATCGTGTCCTGGGTGACGCGGGGGATGAAGTGCCAATGGCGGTAGGTATACTGCGAGTCGTAGAGGAGATTCTGCCCGATCACTTCCGCGTTCGGATGGGTAAGAAGGCGGTAGAGGTGGTGGACGATTTCCGCCTCCTCGTTCTCCCCCCAGTAGTCGTCCCAAAAGGGAATACAGAGAGCATCGCGGATCGACCACGCTACGCCAGCGCAGTCAATATGCCCACACTTCGTCTCGAGGTCGAACGAGATGGTTCGAGGTCCGACGTCAGCCGCCGCGATGAGGTCGGTTAGGATGGAGATGACTTGGGAGATTGTGGGCCTAATGATAAAGTTCCATCGAGGGTCTGGATAAGGTAGGCCACTTCGAAATCGAGCTGCTCTTTTGAGATCGTTGACCGCGATGGCTCGGTCGGACCACTGGCGAAGGATGGCTGCGGGGTGGAGAGTTGGGATGAGTTTGACCTTCGGGTCTGTATCCGTATGGAGCATAGAGCCTCGCCATTTGGTAATCCCCCAGATTCCCGTAAGAGCCCATAAAGAGACATTGCCAAGCGCAACGATGATGTTAGGCTTGACCATAGAGATCTCCGATAGAAGAAGGCGATATCCGTCGATGATAGGCCGTTTGACGAACTTATCACGTAGTTCCATGTGTTCATGAGAGCGCTCCTTTTTGGACTTGGCGATGAAGTTTCCGATGTCGTTGTTGAAAGGGCGCTCGCGGGCGACATTCGTAACGAAGCACTCGGAACGGGAAATGCCTGCCTCGTGGAGCATTCGATCGAGTTCGTGTCCCGAGGCGCCGACGAAGGGGGTTCCGACCCTCTCCTCATCCGCCCCCGGCGCTTCCCCTACAACCATGATCTTAGCCGGGATCGGCCCATCCGGTCGGACTTGGACTGGCATAGGCTACTCCAAGTCTTTCAGTCGGCCAACCGCTATCCCATAGGCGGCAGCATCGACCTCGATACCCGTCGCCTTGCATTTAAGAGAGTGAGCTGCTGGGACAATAGTGCCGCTACCCATAAAAGGATCAATAACGGTATCGCCGGGATTAGCGCTACGACGAAGCAGATCGACATAGCAATCGACAGGCTTCTGAGCAGGATGGCCTTTGTTCTCGTCGTTCGGATAGGTGATGACATCGGGGTAGATCCTTGAGACAGGGCGGTTGCCTTTAACTGCGTAGAGGATGATTTGGTACTTGCGCTGAGGGCCTTGTTCGGGCCACGGAGCGCGGGAGGCATTCGGATTAACCCAGATAATTGGTGTCCGAAATACCTTCCACCCAGCCTCAGACATGAACGACTTGAAAGTGATGAAGTTGTCAATGTCGCAAAACATGTAGGCGTGTGCCTGGGGTTTAGCAAGACGAAACGACTCTCGTGAAAGTAGCTGTGCGAGCTTGTTCCAGGTTGTCCAACTATCGTCGTAAAAGTGCGAACCAGCAGCCATACCTCCTGAGTCCCCAAAGGTGTCTGCGTCGATTCCGTAAGGGGGGTCAGTGAGGATGACATCGAAAGACTCCTTAGGCATTTCCGCCATGATTTCGAAGCAGTCGCCATGCTCGAGGCGGTGAGCTGCGCCGGTGAAGGTTGCGCCGACGGAAAGCGCGAGGGCTTCGTTCCGGCGGACCTCCTCCTTCCGCTTGAGGATCTTAAAGGCGTCCTTCGCGGTGGAGGCGGCTTCGACATCGGGATCGTCAAGATGTTTCGAGACGAGGATCTCCATGCGGGTCTGGTCGGAGGCGGCGGTAGAGCCACCATGAAGCTCCTTCGCGATGTCGTCGTAGGTTGGCTTCGGATCGCCCGCCTTCTCGGCCTGGAGGCGGCGGAGTTCGTAGAGCTGGGCGGTTGCGGAAGCGCGTTCTTGCCAGGTTAAGTCGGTCCGCCGGATGTTCTCTTCGAGTTCCATCTCGAACGCATCGAGTGGGTCCATCTCGCCTTGGAAGATACAGGGGACGGTGTTCTCGGGGAACTGGTACTCCCCACACTTAACCGAATCCCCGAAGGACCAAACGTAAGCCATCGCCTTAAGACGACGTTCGCCCGCGACGAGGATGATGTTTCCGTCGTTATCCTTCCGGACGACGACTGGCTGAATCAAGCCGTTCTTCGTGATCGAGCCGGCGAGTTCCATTATCTCCTCTGGCTTGAACTCCTTCCGCTGGCGAGTCTTCGGAACGAGGATGTCGTAAGCATCGAATGAATGAAGCTTCATCAAGTGTCTCCTTAAAAAGGAGGAGAGGCAAGTTGCAAGAAAGCCTGCCTCTCCCCAAAAACCAAGGCCCCGGGCTAGGCCTTGGCTACCGAGTCAACCTTGTCGTAAATGTCCCCCTCGTAGACCTCGTGCTTGATCTTCACGCGGATCTGGCGGCCCTGGATGGCGCGGAAGGAGAATGGGACTCCTGCCTGGTTCATCCCGAGGGCCTCGCGGTAGCGACGGAGCTTCCCGTTCTTCCCAGGAGAGTTGTCAATCGCTCCGTCCTCCGTCGTGTCGAGCATGATGCCGTCGGTGAGGATGACGCGGGTAGCGCCGATCTTCACATTCGGATAAGCCGACATGTCGATCTCAATGGGGACATCGACTACGATGCCGGACTGAGTGGGGTCCTTCTTCCCCTGCCACGTCCGAGACTTCGGCTCTCCAATGATGCCGACGAAGTCCATACCTGCGGGAAGCGGGTTGCGCTTGGTGGTTGGTTCAGTGATGGTTGCATCGAGGAACGATGCTGGATCGAAATTGCTCATTTCTTAACTCCAATGTTTGAATTTAGGATCTTGATTAAATCTTGACAGTTGGTGAGAACTTGCCTCCTCGGGACTTCCACTTGTTGATGATGGTAGAGAAATCTTGGGGTATGGCATCCGCGATAGGGAGATTGCGGGCCTTCAGATCGGCCTGTGGGTTGGCGGTGGACCAGAGGAACTTGAGACCCTCTCTATATGAAAGAACGACGTCGGAGAACATCGGAGGAATCTTCGGGGCGAGTGCACGTCCCAAGGTGGATACGGTGATTCTGACCCCACCGAATACCTGATCGACCTCACGTTCGACATGAGCAGTAAGCACAAAATGGCATTTGCACCCGTCAGTGAGTTGACGTATGAGCTTTTCGATTTGATCCTGCGCAATTCCCCAGTCAGCCTGAGACTTAACCGGCTTCCCTCCGACGACAAGGGACATTGCGATAGGGTTAATGCCAGTAAGGCTGTCCATCGCCAGACATCTATCCGGACCCCAAGAGTCAACGGGACCGAACTTCTTTCCTGTTCGATCATCGGGGAAGTCGGAAAGCGCCCGGAGAAGGCCCACAAACTGATTATGTTTCGCACGGTCAGGGTCCTGCATCTTGTGAAGGGATTCTTGGGTGAAAGTGTTGATTTTGAGGGAGGCCTCGGCTAGGGTGCCGAACGACACGCTCGATCGCTCGAGGACGTGCCAGTGAACGTTGTCGGGAACCGGCTTGCCTCGGTCGGTCCAATAGCCTAGAAGGGTTTCGAGGCCGCTCTCTGTGAAGAGGCAAAAGAGATCGACGCCTGTGTCGGCAAGGGTGCCAAGGGAGTAGGTCTTTCCGGTACCGGTTGCGCCTTCGATAAGGCAGTTAACTCCGGCGAGGAGAGAGGGGGGAGTGTTGTCTGACATGTTACTTCTTCCTGGTTGAGTGCTTGACTAATGAGATGAGCGGACTCGCGGAAATCGCAGGTGGCTATGCGGTAGCCGAGGTCTCGATCGATGACTTGCCACTTACCGCGGGATCGAGAGTGATAGTATCGTCTGCGGCTGGCCATAGTTCTGCTGCCTTAAGTGTGAGGTTGAATTCCCTTCGGAGGAGTTCCTCGGGGAGGAGGTCGAGGAGTTCCCAGTCGACTCCATCCCAGAACGTGGGGGCTTCGATGAGCGAGCCGGGAACGGCGGAAAACTCGCTCCAATAGAGACATGGAGCGGCGCAAGATACAGCGCGGGGCTGGAACACCGCCTGCCCTTCCATCTGAAGGGCCGCCCACGTCTGCAAGCAGATCGGGCATACCATCACTCCCGAGTGGATAGGATACCCTCGCGAGAAGGGAGGGCGGTCCACGGAGTACGGAACTCCCCGAAGGAGGATGTCGAACTTCACAGCTTGACTTCAGTCCGAAGGAGAGGGTTCCAATGGC